CCATCAGATGAATCTATGACTTCCGTCAAAAGCTCTAAGGCTTGTCTCAATTTGCCTATATTTCTATTGCTTATAACGCGACCACTCTTGACATCAATGTCGGTTCCACGCGGTGTTGAAAGAAGAATTTTAGTTTCCATTATCGCCTGTTCCCGTAATCTCTCCACAACTGTTGAAGTCTGTTTAAGTCAGCTGTTGATATTTGACCATTGTCAAAGCGCTCTAAAATGCTCTGCACTATCTGAAATCCGCGATTTTTCCTAGCCCAATCAATTGATTGATTCTGCTGTCTAGTGAGAACCCTTTTGCCTATTTTTCCACCTTGTAGCTGCTTAAGCATGTCGTCTAGTCCTTTACCGGATCTAGCCCCAAACTTCTTTGCAGCGTCGTAGTCAAGTTCATACTGCTCAACACTGCCATCACCCATATTGAATATGACGCGGTTTGTTTGTGGGTCGTATGCAGCATCTGATATTCGCCTACTGCCTCGAGTGTCAAATCTCATCAAAGAACCAAGCATTGCTGGCTTGTCTGGATTATCTTGGCCTGATCCAGTCATTGACCCAGATACAGAGCGCTTATTTTTGCGACTACGAAGATCATCTAAGAAATCTTCCACGGCATTGGCTGGGCGAGGCTCCAAAACTGAGTTTGCGTGGATCCTCTCGGCTTCGCTTTCGCTAACTTTATGTTCCTCTGTCCTGCCGTTAATCAACGTAAAACGAGCAGTACCGGACTCTTTGTCGTAAGTAGCATCTTCTAGGACTCTTGAACCACGCGTGTCAAACGATGGAGTCTTGTTGTCTTTGCTCCATCCAAACTTTTCTAGGTGTTTTCTAGCCTCTTCACTAAACCCTGAATATTGCGGCTTGGGGCGATTTGAAATAGCTCCAGATACGCGAGGCGTTTTATCTTTTGGGTTATCACCTTCAGCGCGACGTTTCATAGAGGCAACTCGCATTTCAATTTGCCTAACTTGAGCACGTGTCATATTCATGCGTTGCGCTACGTCATCCAGCGACATGCCGTCTTCTGTGCGCATTTTCCATATTTGGTCACCAATTTTCTTAGCTTGACGCATTACGCTTTCTGCTGTTGGCTTGCCCCTTGCCATTGAACCAGATGTCCGCGACCCAACCGGAACGGGTCTCTCTGGCCGTGGTCCAGGCGCTGGTGTTGGCGCAGGGCTTGGAACGGATGGTCTAACTGGTGGGCGAATTGGCTCTCTTGCTGGTTCAGGAACCTTTCGTGGAGGATTCATTGGAGGCATCATGCGAGGCGCATTTGGGCGCTCAAATGATGTGCTGTCTTGCACTAAACCGTCGTCGTCCCCATCAATTGCATTCGGATCAAAACGATCTGTTGCCATTCTGCCCATGCGTCTCAGTTTGCGACCAACAGCCTTTTCTTCTAAGAAGTTAATTGCCGTCAGTAGCGCCTCGTAGCCCTCTTCCGACATGGAGTCACTGTTCGGGACAACAAGACCATCTTCAAGACTCTTTATATCAAATCCATGATATTTAGCTACAGTACTAGCCACCTCTAGCAGCTCATCAAGTTCGCTTTCGGATTGTATAAATAGATGAATTCCAGGGTTTTCACTCTTAAACGCATCCCATGATGGCATGTCATCAATAACATATGATTTTCCACCACCACAGCCACATCCGCAGTCACCTTTTGCTGGCTTCATTGCTACTCCGCCAAATGCTGACCCAAAGTCATCATCGGCGTCGCCTACATATGCATTTCCTGGCATGTTGCTCGGTTTGCCGACTGGCATATAGATTGTCTCTGGTTTGACTGTTTCGGCATTGCCAAACATGAATTCGCCATCTTCGTAGTGATAGCCAACTCGGATTGTCTGCATATCTCCGAAGTCGTTCATGAGGTCAAATATAACCATGTTTTTGTCTGCTGTACGGATTTTTACTTTGCCGCCAAACCGTTGAGAAACAGCCTTAGCAAGGTCATTGACACGCCCAAATGCTGGGTTCATTTCTTCATCACCACTGTAGATGCGCGATGCGTCGTAACTAGGGTGACCTTTCTTCTTTACGTTTTGGTATCTCTCAAGGAGTCGCCGGCCTTTAGCTGCAAGCTCGGCTGCATCGGACTTATTTTTAGGAACTGGTTCACCCCATGCAGCGGCGGCTAGTGCTAGACGAGTTGGCTTGCCATTTTTGCCGACAAGCGGACCGGATGGGTTTGTGTAAAATCGCGTCAAGAACGAACCCTTGCGACGCATTTTCTCTGGTGTGTCAGCTGGGCCTTTAACGCCAGGCTTCAGATTTGCGCCTTCCTTCTGCTTGAAGTACTTGCGTCCAGCTGGCGTTAGACCGCCCTTTGGATCCTTAAGATCTGCTGACTTGCCCTCAGGATCAGAAGGCACGCAATTCGGCACCATCTTGCCGTTCTTGCCCTTCTTCATTCCTACCTGCTGGTAACCGGGCCAACAAGGACTATCTGCCTTGCTTTCTGGATCGTCGGATTTGATTGAAATTGTGCCAGTCAGCTGATTGGCGCCGTGGAGAACTGGTGAAACCTCATAGAGTTCAACCTCTTTGAGAAGATTTGCTTGCTGAACTGGGTCAAATACGGCATCAAGTGTCTTGTACCCAATTGACCACTCTTGCTCTTCACCAAAGAAGGCAACATTATTAAAAGCCTCGCGGCCACGCTCGGAACGCAAATTAAATTGCACTTTTGCAAAAAGTCCACCGATTCCAGCTCTTTTCATCTTTAGTGGTAGACGTGGATCATTAGGTGGTACTTCGTATATTTCAAGAACTTTGCCGATTGGCTCGTTCCAGTTATGACCCCAAACAACTCTTGGCTTACGTCTTTTTAGACTTGCTCCAAAACAGTTCGGCAGGCAAATATCGCCAACAGAATCTTTATTGCCGATGCCCGCAACGAAGCATTCAACGATGCCCTGCGCCTCATCAACCCCAATTTGAGCTGGAATTGACTTGTATTCTGTTGCAAATAGCGATGATTGTTCAGACATTTTTCCTCCGAGTCATAGTAAATAATAACTAAGCAAACACTGACCTAGCGGAAGTTTGTGATGAGTTTTATTAAAGTCTACTGATGACTTTTATTAATCTCTGTCAAAACGCAACTTGCACCTGCAGTTGATGGTCAAATGTGGTGGTGCAGTGGGATCTCCTGGAAAGCGGAGCGTATTGTTCCCTACCTCAAATTCTTCAAGCAAATCAATTGTCTTACCCTGAAGTATTAGGTGTTCTGGCCGTACCTGCGTATCTTTGCGAGTAACCCAAGTCTTTGTCATTCCGCCAACTTGCTTTCCAGCAAAGTATGTTCCTGCGTTAAAAGCTGTTTGAGACTCGTGTTCGGCAATGGTTCTACGACGTTTCATAAGAAGATTAATAAATATTGCTGCAAGAGCTGCTTTGAGCATGCCTGAGCGATCCTCATCTTCCGACAGCGCCAGCGCTATAAGGATTGCGGCTGCGATTTCTTCTTTTGTCGTCGCGTTGATTTTCTGCATACGCTTTATCTGTTCATCAAGATATTCATTAACTTCTTCATCATCGAGCTCAGCAGGCATGTTGGCCTTTTGCGAAGCCAAAGATGCTGCATCAGAAATTATTCCTTGAATAACAGGGCGCATGTCGTCTGATAGTTGCTTGTCCCATACTTCTGAGTCAAAGATTGCACCTATGTCCAAAGATCCAGACTGCAGACCTTTCTTGGCCTTTGTTCCGCTTGATTTCTCCACAACAACGCGCTGTTGACGCTCAATAAATCGCTCGAGGCCACGATCAAGAATTTCTGCCCACCTGTTTGAGCTTTCGTCAGCCTTAACTTCCCACTCGTCGTCCATTTTATTTTCAGACTTAAACTGCATACCACCGTCGTAGGCCGACAACAGTCCCTCTGGGGCTGGAGGCATCGCTGTGTCAATTTGTGGCGCACCAGCTTCCGCTGCAAGAGCTGCGGTCATACCCTCTTGTGGCATTGGTGGCACACCTGTTTGGCCAGCCAATGGCTGAGGAGCTGTAACCATCTGCTCAGTTCCCGGAACCATCCCAGGTATTGCACCAGGAGCTCCCATCATGTCAATTTGCTGTTGCTGCGTTGAGTCAAATGGCTTATTCGTATAACCAATTGGTGTCAGGTTTGGATTGGCAAGCATTGCATCCATTAAGTCGGAATCAACTGCTTTCTTACCAGTTCCTTTGCGATATTCGTTACCGCTTATGAGGCCATTTTGGAACTCATCAAGCAAGTAACGCTCACGTTCCTGCTTGTAAAGAATCAGTACAGGAACATCTGATGTGTCAAAGTCAACGTAGTATTGCTCATCAAGCTCGTCTAGTCCGCGCGCTAGAGAGTCAAGATGTGGAAGCATTGTTTCGTTCCAGAAAACGCGCAATTCTTCATTTGCGTTATTGAATGTACGGCCAGCTGCATTGCCTATAACCGACTCGGGGACGCCGAATGCTGCAAGGATTTCTTCTTTTGTGATTTGGCGCATCTGTATATAGTTAGCGTCTCGCGGCGATGACCCAGTGTCCACGAAGTCAACACCCTCGTCGGAGGAAAGTACAGTTACAGCTCCAGCCCTATTGAGGTTGCCACGGAATCGGTTTCTAATTTCGTCTTTATCGTCATCATCAACTTCTCCACGCAAGACTATTAATCCACCTGGGCGACCGTCATTAAGCAAAAAGTTTCTGTTGTACACCTTCGCTAAGTTTTCAATCTCAATTGCTATGCCAGCAGCTTCCATTGGCGTAAGTGATAGATATGGATCTAGTGGGTGTGGGCGCCTAACCCAAATCACATCTTGAGGTCTTAGTATGACTTTTGTGCCGTTGCGCATGTCAACTTCAAAGCCAGATACGAATGTTTTAGGATCTGGTATTGGTGCCGTGTGTTGTGGTGGTAACAACTGAAGAGCAATTACTTTTCCATTACGTCCGCGTACCTTTTCAATAAAAGCACCACGACTTGACATTAAAAGTTGTGATGAGAGCCTGTATCTGAATATGAACGAGTTTTCGCCCATGTTCGCTTTCGTGTTAAGTATTCTTAGTAGGTCGTTATCGCTACTGCGTAAAATCTGACCATCCGGCGAATTGTTCTTCCGCAACATGGCTGGAAGTCGTGCTTGGTTGCCGGCGATAGCGTCAATGCAGCGATTAACCCATGTTACTTTTTGAAAGCCTTCGCGGTATGCGCGCTCAATGTCCCACGAGTCCTTGTATGGCTTTCCAGCGAGACCAGGATTGAAGGCAATTGGTGCACCAGGGGTCAGAATTGACTTGGCCTCTGGTGAATACAAAGACTTATTATTAGAGGAGTTCCAAGGCATCTTTACTCATTTTTACTCTAGTCCCAGAAGGAAGCCAAAAAGACCGCATGTAGCGCCGGCGATGAGAAAACCCACCGCTGGAGCTATCATAAAACCGCCAATTGATGTCATAATTATAAATGAAAACATCATTGTATTGGCGGTTGAGCGCCTATTAATGCGCCCACGAAAAACCGCCAATGGCGATTTGCGTTTTTGTTTGTCACCGTTTGTAGCCATATTTTCCTATACAACCATAGCCGATAAAGGCATACTAGTGTATAAGCATACGAAGTGAGCAGGTTTATGACTGATTGGAACAAAGTTCTTGAATATTTGCAGCCAAAGGTTCCTCCATACTGCCCTGAGGACGCTTCCATTACCCAAAAAGTATTTCTTAGAACATACGGACTAGAGGCCTTGTTTGGCGGAGCTGCCGGTGGTGGTAAATCATCCGCACTTCTGATGTCGGCGCTTCAGTATGTTGATGTCCCTGGATACTCAGCAATTCTTTTCCGTAGAACCTACGCGGATCTATCCCTCCCCGGTGCCCTAATGGATCGTTTTAGGGAATGGATGAAGAATTATGACGAAGTTAGTTGGAATAACAATAGCTATACAGCTACATTTCCTTCAGGTGCAAGAATTTCTTTTGGGTATTTGAATAATACAAATGACTATTTGCGCTATAAAGGTTCCGAGTTCCAGTTCATAGGAATGGACGAAGTTACTGAAATCCGCGAACAGGACTATCGCTACCTTTTCTCCCGTTTAAGACGCCCAGCCAACGGAGAGCTGGCAACCGTTCCGTTGAGAATGAGATGCGCCTCAAACCCCGCTCCGAACTGGGTTAGGCAGAGATTCATAGTTGAAGGAATTGAGTCTGGCCGAATATTTGTTCCATCCCTGCTCACCGACAACCCGGGAATTGATGCCGCCTCATACCGTTTGGCACTGGCCGCCCTTGATCCAGTTGAGAGACGGCGGCTCGAAGAAGGCGATTGGTGGAGCACAACTCTGGGAACGCTCTTTGATAGGACTTCTTTTGTGCTTATTGATCCTGTTGAGGTTCCTCAAGTTACTGGCTCCGCTAGGGCGGTTAGATTTTGGGACTTGGCGGCGACCGAGCCGTCATCAACAAACCCAGATCCAGACTGGACAGTTGGCACATTGATGCTCTTTGACCAAGGCATTGCCTATGTTCTTGATGTCAGAAAAGCACGTGTCAAAGGAGACAAGGTAGAACACCTGATTGCGCAAACAGCCGTAGAAGATGGGCATGCTGTGGCAATCAGAATGGAGCAGGAGCCCGGTTCTTCTGGAAAGGCTTTAGTGGATCAATATGCTAGGTATATTCTTCCTGGCTATGATTTCGGTGGAATAAGGTCAACTGGGGACAAGTTGACTAGAGCGCGTCCATTTGCCGCTGCAGTAGCTAACGGAAATGTTCGCGTTGTTAGAGGATCGTGGTTAACAGACTGGCTAGATGAGTTTTCTTCATTCCCAGAGGCATGTAATCACGACGACCAAGTTGACTCTGCAGTAAGTGCATTTACACATTTAGCTGGATTGGGCTTGCCACAACGCAGGCCACTTGCTATTTTGGTTTAACAACACTAACTACTGCTAGGAGAACAATTGAATAACAGTAACTGGCCCGATCTTGTCAATGCTTTGGCCAAGGCCATGATTGATATTGATGCTGCTATTAATGAAATCAAAGGATCAGACGATCCGGAGACTGCGTGCTCAAAACTTGTTGACATCCATCGCCTCAAGGGAGATATGGCAATGGTTTATGATTCGGCAACAAACGCCGTATCTGAAGTGATGCGCGAAATGAGTGAAGTATCTCTTTCAAATGGTATGCGTATTGAGAAAAAAATGGCTTCTACTCGCAAAACATGGAATCACAAAGATCTTGCGAACGTTGTAGCAAAGCGCATTGTTGAATCATCTGTTGACCTTGGAACTGGAGAGGTTGTTCTCTCTACTGAGCAGATGATTGAAAAGATGCTCGTTTATGTACAGCCTTCATATTGGCGCATTAAGGAACTTTCCGCAATTGGAATTAACGCAGATAGGTTCTGCGAAGTTGACGAACCAAAAACCAGCATCATTGTAAGAAAGGGATCAAACAATGGCTAAATCAACAGAATCAACAGAAATGAAAGCTCTCTACGAGCCGTTTCCACCAGAGATGGAGCGCACTCTCACCAAAGGTGGCGCTGCCCTCACATATATTCCTGTCAGTGAAGTCATCAACCGTCTCAATAAGGTAATTGGCCTTGATAAGTGGAGCTTTGCAATTAACTACTGCGAGCGAGACAAGGCAGATACAGACTTCATTGTTGCGCATGTTACATTCACCGCTACATTCGGAACTGGTGAAGATGAGCGGAAGATCTCACGCGATGGAATCGGCGGTCAGAAGATCAAACGTACACGCGCTGGAGACATCGTTGATCTCGGTGATGAGATGAAAGGTGCTGTCTCTGACGCACTTAAAAAAGCAGCTCAGACTCTCGGTATTGGCCTCTATCTTGCCAGGTCGGAAGAGGCCATGGAGGTTGAGGTTGCTAGTGAAATTCCACAAGTTAGCCCTGAGATTGAAACTCTTTGGAATAACTTCGTCGGCCTCTCAAAGAGCTTAAATGCAACTGCAAAAGGAACCCTTAACGATCATTGGGTTGAATTTTCTGGCGGTAGGCCGAAGCCAACAAAAACAACCGCAACAGTCCAGGATCTGGAAGCGCTGATTGCAAAATGTGTTGAACTTAAGTTCACCGACACGGACGGCGGGAAAAATGACTGAGCTCAAACCACCCGACTATCTTTCACCTTCGTCAATTTCTACATTTCAGCAATGCCCGTTACGTTTCAAGCTGAGTCGTATTGACAAAATGGAAGAATTACCAACAGAAGCAACCTTGCTTGGGAACTTTGTTCATGATGTTCTTGAGCTGCTCTATAAGGTGCCAGCCGAGGATCGGAGTTTGGGAGTTGCCAAAAGCCTCAGCACAACAGTGTGGAATGAATACGGCTGGGAAGAAAAAGTTCAGCCATTTCTCAAGAGCTACAACATGAATACATTTAGATGGAACGCATGGTGGTGTATTGAGAATTTGTTCGGCATGGAGGATCCGCGCCTTGTGAATCCAAATGGAGTTGAGCACGAGCTGAACGGGAAAATTGCCGGAGTCCAGATGCGAGGCTTTATTGACCGTTGGTCAGTCAATAACGATAATGAAATAGTTATCTCTGACTACAAAACTGGCAAGTCACCAGCGCCACGTTTTGCTGGATCAAAATTTTTTCAGCTGACCGTTTATGCTCATTTGCTGGCTCAAGAAAAACAGCAACCTGTTGGCTACCTTGAATTGCTCTTTCTTAAAGAAGGAGTACGTCTTGATAAGCACCCGACACCGTCTGATTTTTCTCAAGTTGAGGAAGTTGTAGTCGCAGTAAAGCAAAATATTGACACATTGTGTGCGGGGGGCGAGTGGGAGGCTGTGCCAACGAGGCTTTGTGACTGGTGTTCATACAAAAAAACTATTTGTAGTTATTGGAGCAATAAATGAATGATGATGTATTTGCTCGTCTTGTAGCGGAAGACGTGAAGAATAAAGTCTCGCATACTCAGCGAAAGATTCTTCGTCAGCCACAGAACCATGATCGCTGGAAACGTGCTCTTCTTGCTCTTTTGCGCAATGTTGATGAACAGATCAACGATATTAAACACGATATGAACGATGACTATGGTCGTTATGAGGCACTGGGCAGCGATGGCAAGGCACTTTTAGAGCATGCGCGGAATGATTACGAGGCCAGGCTCAAGAAGATTGAGCGCTTTGCGTTTCATATTTCAAAGCGCCTTGATGAGGTTGCAATAATGATTGAAGAGGACGATCAAGGCGGGTCAATTGATCTTGATGCCGACATTCTTGCGTCTGCAATCAGGAAGCATAAAGCAATGATGATTGAAATGGACATGGAGGCGACGCCAATTGACAAAGCTCTTTGGTCAGTCTTGGAAAATGAGTGGCTTTTTGATTCAATCAGCCAGGACGAGCTTGCTTCATACCAGTGAGACACCGCTCAAAGAAGAAAGAGGCTGAGTACAGACTGCGTCGCCCATTAGTGGCCCGCCTATTAGAAGAACGCCCCTTGTGTGAAGCATGCCCAGTATTTGCAGAACATGACGAGATACCTGTATACCGCCGCAACGCATCCATGGACGTCCATGAATTAGTACGGCGCTCGCAGGGTGGCTCTATTCTTGACGAATCAAACCTGATGTGTGTCTGTCGTCCTTGCCACACACGAATTGGCAACTATCCCCAGCTTGCTTTTGACCTTGGGCTATCAAAACATTCTTACGATTCTTGAATACCTACAGAGCCAATGCGTTGATCTATCCGACCACTACCACCAGGATAGATGTCTCGCAGTTTCTCACCGTCTGCTGTAGTGATCGCCCCACCGTGAATAACCTTGCCAGGACTAAATCCGTAGCAAGCGTTAACTACATCGCAGACACCAAACATCATGACTGAGATCCTCTTGCGTCGCCAGTTTGGAGCAGTAGTAATCTGCTGAATCATTGGGTCTCCAGCACGCCAGTTAATCATCCCGGCCCATGTAGACATATACTCCTTCTCAAGAACCCGAGAGGCTTCCGAGCCTTCTACTACGGTTCCCCAGGGGTACATATCATCCGCAAATCCAAGAAGAATGAAATGAGCAGGCTGAATGTGCCGCCCATCAAGAAGAACGAACCACATTTTCACCACTTCGTCTTCAGAGCCAAAGACTTCTTTACGGTAGTACTTAACGACCAAACGACCTTCGGCGTCAACTTCTCCTCGTCCCCACTCAGTTAAGTCTTCAGTGGGGAGTTCTTCGCCGGCTGCATACCAGCGTTTTGGCGGTTGACTCATTCCAGCCGAAAGCCAACGAATATCAAAGAAATTATCGCTTAATTTGTTTCCAGTATCAAACGCAAATGTTGAGGGTAGTTTTGCCATACGGCAATACTAGTCGTTCCACCATGCCGTCCAAGGCTTTGCTGTAGCAGAAACTGCATCTTCACCAGACATACCAGTGTAAGCAACAGAGATTGTGACGATTGCATCGCCCTCGTAGCCTGACCAGTCGCCTTCACTGCTATAAGGGAAAATCTGAAGGAATTCATCAGTGTTCACAACAGCAGCATCCGCAAGGTAAGCACGCTGATTCCAAGTGGTTTCGTCAAAAGACCAACTACTGTTATAAGCCCATCCCTTATCAACAGGTGATGCGGCAGTGCTGCGAAGGCTCAACGTATTTCCACTTATTTCGTTTGATGAGGAAAATGCGCCAATTCTTCCATCTGCGTCGTCTGGGTTTCCAAGCCACATTGTTGGCTTCAGGGTTTCGTCATAACTTTCGTCAAATCCAAGAGTTTGAAACATATACATATATTCTGTTGGATTGTCGGTTGGAGAATACTGTGTCTTAGTATTCTTGCTCTTCAGCACAGACAAGGACAATTGTCTTTCCGTTGTCTCAATATCTACAGTTTCTTCATCGCCCTGCCAAAGGCCTGCCGTAGCGCCCCAAATCTGCTGAGTAGTAAACCAGATTTTTTCAATCCTGACTCGGAACGGGAATGATACGTTCAAATACGAAGGGTCGTTGACTTTAACTGTCCAGTCGTAGTTGACGATTGATGGAGGAATGATTCCAGACATTTTTTCTCCTAGAAATAGTTAGGCTTCACGAACATTATGACATAAAAAAAACACCCCGCCAATTTAATGACGGGGTGTTTTTTTAATGAGTTTTAGGGTTTATTAGCCTTCAACAACCGTGAATGCTACAGTGAGGTCCTTGCCTGCGTATGAGCTTCCGATTTGTCCAATTGTTACAGCGATGATGTCGCCCGCTTCAAAAGAACAGTTGGCT